AGTTAGATGATGAAGTATGAAGAAGAAGATGATGAGACGACAGCAGCAGCGGACCGTGAAAATGGCGATCCTGCCGGGGCCATGCGGGCCATGATATGGGCGTTCGTAGCGGGGCTGGTTTTTTGGGCGATTTTTACGCTCGCGATGATGGTGTATTTCTGAATTGAAACATGTGGTTTGTCTGTATGAAACGAGCGGATATTCGGCGGCGGATTTTGCGGTCGGCGGATTTGAAGTTTGGAACTACGACATATCCACCTTGGAACCTCGTCAGGAGCGGCGTGGCAACGGCTGGATGATGTGGATGCCGTGGGACGCGCGTGACGAAGAGCAGAACCGGAAACTCGTAGAATGGCACCGTGGGCAAACGGTGCTAGTCTTGGCGTTTCCGCCATGCAACGATCTTGCGGCCAGTGGGTCAAGCCGTTTCTATGAGAAGCAAATGCGTGACCCGGACTACCGATACAAGGCGATGAAATTGGTCTGGACAGCCAGAGATTTGGCAGTTGCGCTAGACGTGCCTTGGGTCATCGAAAATCCCGTATCTGTAATTTCGTCCGAATGGCGAAAACCGGATTACGTATGGCACCCATATGAGTACGGGGGCTATTTGGCGGAAGATGATTATCACCCGTTCTGGCCAGAGTATATCTCCCCTCGTGACGCCTACTATAAAAAGACGTGTTATTGGGTCGGCAATGGTTTCTCAATGCCGCGTAAACAACCTGTACCAGTCCGGGACCGTTACGGTGCGCAGTATAGCCAGCTAGGCGGGAAGTCTGAAAGAACTAAGCAAATTAGATCAGCCTCGCCTAGAGGAATTGCGCGCGGCATTTATCTTGCCAATTCCGCAAAAACTTAACCCTTGGAAGGGGGTAAACGCAATGAAAACCTCTGTTCAAGTTACCCCGACCGAAGAAGAGCGAATTTTGCTCCTGCTGGCGCAGTACGATGCGCAGGGTGTGGACGACCACAAACTTCGGGCGATCTTCAACTGCAACGATGCGAATTTGACCGAGGCGCGCCAGCAGGAGTTCTATTCTGCCGCCCTCGCAGAAGCCCAAAATATCATGCTCGACAAAGCCATCAGCATCGACACCGCGTGGGACAACGCCGAGGCCACTTCCGTCAAGCAACTGATCGATTTGATGGAGTTTAATGCCGATCCGCGACTGGCCCTGCTCGTGGCCGCCCGCGCAAATCAGGCCGCCCGTAGAATGGCCGCAAATCCGCTGCGCAATGTGCAGGCAAAAGGGGGGCACAACAGTCAATCGGCAACCATCGACACGCAAGCGTTGGCCGGCCCGACCAGAACCGTGCGTGTGCGGACCAAATTTGCCGAAATTTTGCAAGACCGGCAGGGCATTCAGCGCCTAGTCGAGCGCGAGGTAGAAATCACGTCGGCAGATACGGTTTCCATCGACGAAAACATGTCTCCCGCACGGTTGAAAAGCCTTATGCAGACTGCGCTCGGTGTGGATATGAACGAAGTGGTGATTGACCGCCGTAGTCACCCCACAGACTACGGATTGAATGGCGTAATCGACTTCGCTAACATACTGGCTGATGACGGAAATGAGGTCGGCGCAGAATGAAGCGGGCAAATTTCGCCGACCTCTCACTGGTCGAACTCGATCCGGTCGATTTTCGTCTACTTCTACGCGACAGCAAGGAAGCTTTCCTCGAGTTCTTCCTCGCCGACGAGATGCATGGCGACCACGGAGTCCCCGATTTCCATTTGCTCGTTTTCAACCGTTTCACTGACTTGACCGTGCGTAAAGACGTAGCGGCCCTACCGCGCGAACATGCAAAAACGACGCTCATGCGATTGGCAATTGTCTATCTGATCTACTACTCGCCAGTCCAATTTTTCATCTACCTTTCTTCCGCCCACCACATCGCAGTCCCCAGCCTCGAGTCCGTTTGGGCCCGTTTGTGGAACGAAGAAGCGTTGGCAATTTTCGGTTCGCCGAACCCCATTAAGGAACGCCTCGCACAGGGACATTTGGAGTTCGAAATCACGGCTTATGACGAATATATGCGGCCCTACAAGAAGCTGGTAATTTTCAAGGCTCTCGGTGCCGGCCAAGCCCTGCGAGGCATGAATGAGCACAATTTGCGCCCCCAATACGTGGCCGCCGACGACATTGAGGACGAGACCGCCGTCAAGACGGAAGAGGGCTACCTCAAGCTGAAAAGCTGGTTTGACAACACACTGACCCGCGCTATTGCCCGGACGCCCGGCCGCAGTAAGCTGGCCCAAATCGGCAACCTGATCGGTCTGCGGACCCTGCTGAACGACAACGTAAACGACCCCGATTGGCGGTCAATTCGCCTCGGCATCATACGGAAAGACGGCAGTCCGCTCTGGCCGGCCAGCTTTTCTGTCGCGCAAATTCGGGCGGATTTCGTGTCCGCCAAGCGGCGTGGACAGCTTTCCGCATGGTTCGGCGAACTTATGAATATGCCGCTGAACACCGAAAATGCGCTCATTCAATTCGAGCATATCACAATTTCGCCAACCCGAAATCCGGCCGATACGGCACAGACCTTCCGCTCCTTCATCACCATCGACCCGGCCATCAGCACGAAAGAGTCCGCCGACAACTGCGCCATTGTGCTCCATACGCTTGACGGCGCAGGCATTCCGCAGGTCACAGAATACGTCCATCGGCGCGGGATGGACCCATCCGACATGGCGCGCGAAGTTATGACGCTCTGTGATCGGTGGGATTGTCACGTCGTAGGCGTTGAGTCTGTCCAGCTGCAGGCTGTTCTGCTCAGTTATTTCGACATTGCGTTTGCTATGGACAACAGGCACGGCTACGAGTTTGTGCCGATCGTGATTGGGCGGACCCACAAAACGGCCCGTTTGCGCACGTGGGCTGCGGCCCTTCGAGACGGCGAATACACGCTGGCAGAAAATGACTGGGATGTTGTCCAACAGTTGATCCAGTTTGACGTCTTGCGCGAGAACAACGATGACGACCTGATCGACGCCTGTTCGATGGGGCTGTATATGTTGAAGAATTACGGCGATTTGATATTCGCCGACCGTGCAGGTTTGCAGCCTCGAGCAGGCCGGATTGTGCAGCCGGGCCAGAGTAGCTTCTGAGTCAAGCGGCAACGGTTTCCGAATGAACCGTCAAGCGGGAACACCTTCCGAATTGACGAAGCGCGGAACAGCGGAACAGCGGAACAGCAGAAAGGACGAAGCTAAATGCACGCGAATTTCATCCCATTGGTGCCGCCAGACGTTCTGCGGCCCGTGAAATATGGCGCTGGCCCGGGCGATGTTTTGACGCCAGATGCGCATAAAAAGCTTGTTGCGCACCTGTTTTCAATGCTCGATCGGGCCGACCCTGATTTGGAGAAACGGCGCAGCAACGCGCAGGCCATCGAATTGGACCTGCTCGGCACCGTTTTTCCCGAAGGCACTGACAGCGAACGCGACCAGAAGCGGACCGAAGGAACGGCCGTTTCTGTGCCCGACGCGATTTATCCGTTTGGCTGGTTCACACTCCAGCAGTTCGCATCCGAACTTTCCAGCATCATTATGCCGATGGAAATGCCGTATGCCGTTGTGGCGTCCGCGCAAAACCAGAAATTCGCCAACGGCCTCGCCAAGGCTTTCCGCCATCAAGGCGTCATGTTCGACCACCGCAACCACGTGAATGCGGCCATTTTCGACATGATCGCCCTGAATGTTGGCGCCCTGTGGTTTGAGTGGTCGCAAATACCGAAGGCAAACGTCGAAACGTCCTACGCAGGGACAGCCTTTACCTCGCCCGGCGCAATGAACGGATTGAAAATCCGCCATATGGACCCGTATAACACATTCTGGGACCCTTCGGTCACCGTCCCAGACATTCCAATCGAGGCCGAATTTTTCGGTGAGTACTGTTTGCGCACCCCATTTGCGCTCCGCCGTGAGGCCGCCAAGGGCAAATGCTTCCTCGATGACGAACTTTTGAAAGCCTTTGCGCGCTACACTTCGCGCAACTCGAATGGCGAATTTCAATGGCGCGCCGAACTTTCCGTCCCCGGATGGATGGTTGTGCCCAACACAAACTCCCGCCTCACGCCCCATTATTCCCCCGTCATTGCGCGCGGCCGTGAGTTGGCGCGCCGTTTGTGGGGCTCGCGTATCGACCAACCACAGACAGATTTCTCTGGTCTGTGGTCCGGCAATTCTTCGTCTTACGAACTGGCGCAAGACCGTATTCACATCACGAAAATGATGGTCCGCCTGCGCGCCAGCGAGTGGTCGCTCGGGCCGAAATTGCCGCCGCGCGATCGCGCCACCGAGCCATTCACCGTCTGGGAAATCCATCTGGCCGGCCCCGGAATTATCTCCTACGCCAAGCAGATGGACAACGGTCTCGACCGCTTTCCATGCGCCGTCGGGGACATGAATTTCGACCGCGGTTTTGACCGTTCGTTCCAGTTCGGCGGCCAAGCGGCACAGATCGGCCTTCTGGCCAGCACAATCCTCAACATGCACAAACGGGCGATCCGCAAAGGACTGGAAGGCGGCGTTACGATTTACGACGCTACCGTGATCCCGCTGGAACGGCTTGACGATATGTCTGGCGGCCGTGTGCCGATCAACCAAATGAAGACCGGCGAACGCATCAGTGACCGTGTTCTCCAGCTGTCCGATGTGCCCGACACGCAAAACTCGATGCGTGACGCGCAAGGTTTGGCCGACCTCATGACCCGGCTTTTCCCGACCAATTCGCAGCCCGCAATGGCTGGTCTCGATCGCGCAACGACCTACCAAGCGCAGGCCGTCATCATGACTGGTATGCGCAGCCTGCTGTTCTACGCGGCTCTCGGCGACGGAATGCTCATGGTACCGCTCCGCTACCATCTGCAATTCGAGACCATGAAGAACCGGGCGTCCATGGACTACATCGACGAGGCCACAAACCAGCTGATGGAAATCAACGCTGACGAGTTGGGCCAAAATCGGTTTATGCTGGTGCAGTCCCAACCGCTGATCGGCATCGACAAGCTGCGCGCGACCAACGAATTGAAGGAAATGATCAACATCACCTTCCAGTCCGGTGGCCAACTTCCGCCGATCGCCGCCTTCTACATGCGGCATTACCTCGAACTTTCGGCCTTCCCGATCGACCCAGACGAATACGAGAAGGCCGTGCAGG